ATTAATAGCCATCCGATCCCACTGCGTGGGGCATGGATGGGGCAAACTCACTCAATTTCTGGTTGAGGATGAGTACCTGGTCCTGGTTATTTTCAGCCATCCAGGATCCGTACACCCGGTAAACCATTTGCGCGTCGGTGTGGCCCATTTGCTTCGCGATGAAGTTAGGGTTTGCACCGGCAGCCAACGACCAGCATGCATACGTGTGTCGGGACTGGTATGCTCTGCGATAGCGAATCCCGGCGCGTCGCATTGCTGCCTCCCACGACTGGTTAATCGACCCCACTGCGTAATGATGCCCGGCACGGCCTTTACGCAATCCGATTTGCGGGTTGAACACGAACGTGCACGGATGCACATCAATACGGCCATACTCGCGCAGTTTCACCTCAACCTGATACTGCTTACCCAGACGTGTTAATTCGGCCTGGCTCTTCAGCACGTCGATAGCTGGCTGAATTAGGTTGATGATGCGGTCCGTTCCGGCCTCTGTTTTCGGAAGAGTGAACTCCTTCGTTAACGTGTGGTTCCGGCGGATCATCATCGTACCGGCTTTCAGGTCGATATCTTCCCAGGCCAGCGACACGAGTTCGCCATGGCGCACCCCGGTGTACACGGCCAGCGACCACATGTTTTTCAGCTGCTGGGTGGCGCACGCATTTATCATCCGTATGAACTCGTCGCGCGTCAGCGGGTCAGGTTCACAGCGTGAACGCTTGAGAAGTGCGATCCCATTGAATGGGCTAACCTTCACATAACCGCTTTCAGCAGCGAACTTGAACATGCCAGCCATGGTCTTCATGTAGTTGTTGACGGTTCTGACTGTCCGACCTTTCACCGGCGTCTGGTGTCCAGCTTTCAAGGTCTGATAACCGGTCAGCAATTCCTTCCGGATAAACAGCAGGTCTTCCTGCGTCACCGCAGATACCAGCCTGTCCCCGCCGATCCTTGGCACCATGTTGCGCGCTATAGATGAATAGCGTGACATCGCATTGGTGCTGATCTCCATGCGTTTCAGTTCCAGCCACTTATTCGCCAGCTCCAGCACGGTGATTTCCTTGCTCTCCACCCCAAACCTTTTCAGGTTCGGCGAGTCCGGGAACTGTGCGGCATAGTTGAAGTTGCCGGTCTTTATCGAAAAGCACACCGACGCGCGCAGCTCGCCAGCGACCTTTCTGTTTTTTGGTGTATCCGGCACGCCGAGGCTTTCACGCACCCGGCTACCTTTATATAGGAACCATATGCGGAGTGTTCCGCCGTGGTTCTCCACGCCTGTTGGGTATGCTGACTTAGCCATTATTCCCTCCTGACGTCCAAGAGCCCGCTAAGCATAAACGGATCCTCATTGGCGCGCACCTGGCTGTTTCTTTGACATGCTCTCAACCCACTGGTCGACAGCCTTGCGGTTGTACATGCATTCGCTGTTTTTCTTCGGTACGCCGTCCGGGGAAACATGCAGATATTCCCTACCGGCCATCCAGCATTTTTTGCGGGCCCGCTGAATAGTGCCCGGGCGAAGGCCGGTAATCTCGACGAGCTTTTCTTCGGTTACCCAGTCGTTGGGCACGATTAAGGTCATTTCGCTCATGATCGCTCCTATGACATCGTTTTATAAAACTGTGGGCCGTCTGGCGTGGCCGCGCGTAATTCGTTTTCCGGATGCACTGAATAATTTCTGTCGTCCCACCGCACCCAGAACTGCGGATGGTCACCGTCAGGATCCTGCAGGCTATCCACCACGCCATGAATTCCTCCGGTCTTCTTCTGGACTATTGAGCCCACATTAAAAGCAGCCATTGCACACCTTCCGGTTCGTGAAGAAATGAGATGAGAGCGCCCAGTGCGATAAGCGCGCCGATGAACTTAAGTACGGGGTTTGATTGCATGGTGAACTCCCAAAAAGAAGCCCGGCGCGGGGCCGGGCAAAAGGGATAACGGAGCAGTGCTTTCGCACCCAATAGCCAGCTCATAACTGGCTATCAGCTGCGTCATGGTTTGATGTGAAGGCGCGGTTCGCCGTCTTTCGGTTCGGGCCACTGGCGCGCCATATTCACCTTCAGCTTTTCTTCCAGCGCCGCGGTGATTTGCTCATCGGTGATGCCGGCGCGCCGCTGTGCGTCCCATAGCAGGAACTGCATATCAGCCCATTCGCTGAGGTCGCCTGGATCGGCTGCAGCTTCCAGCGCCTCTTTTGAAAGGTGCTTCAACGGTCCAATGGGGCCGACATTGCCGAAGGTCTTTTCTGACCATTCAGCGTGGCGCCGCCGGATCAGGTTTCTGGTGAACTGCGATTTCTTAGATTCGTAAGGTTTCACGCTTTTTCCTCATGCCGCATGCTGGGCGCGCAGCGATTTGATGTGCTCGCTCGTCTCCAGTTCGGCGCGTATCTGTGCGGCTTCACGGTGATCGAGGTGCTCAAAATCATTATTAAAACGGTCGATTGAAGCGATGTTGACCCGGCCCTGTCGCCAGTAGCGGACTATTTCAGAAGTGCAGCTGTGGATGATGACGGGCCAACCGTGCTGGTCAGCGTAAATCTGACCCCGTTGAATGAGTGCAAACATCACGCACCTCGCTGTTTATTCCTCAGTTCGATCTCTTCCTGGCAGCTAGCGCACGTCTGGCAGCCAGGAACGGCAGCGCGCCGCGGCTCGGGAATTGGTTCGTCGCATTCTTCACAACGCTCAGCTGATACGGCGTTGCGGTTGAAACGGTGAGCGGAAAGGGCAGCGTTACGCTGAAGCTCTTCAATCTCTGCTGCGGTATCGATGATATCGGCCATAGTCAATGCTCCCGGAACTGTCGGTTAATACGGTTGAAGGTGAACGCCAGCAATAAAAAAGGCCGCGATAGCGACCTGGTGATCAGTGCCTTCATGCTTCACCGCCATTTTTTTCGGCTAGCACCAGTCTTCCGTCGCATAGAGCACGGATGATTTCCTGATACTCCCAGCCGAAGTACATGCTCTCGACGTAGACACGCAGAGGAGGATAATCATGCTGTTTGCGGCGAATGAAAGCCTCCGCTGCTTCACGGGTAAAATGAGCGTTGATGTTCTGCCACTCTTTACGTGTACCGCAGACAGTGTGGCCGTCAAGGTCAGCCAGTACTTCCCACTGAGCGTCTTCATCGAGATCGGTAAAGGCTGTGTCGCACTGGTCAATGCAGAAGGCGTTTAACTCTTCCTGTTGCTGTTCATCCAGATCGTCCCAATACTCTTGCGGGCTGTCCCATTCGCATTCGTCGAAATGGACTATCTTCGATTCGCCGTACTCTTCTGCCAAACCATAGATGGTTGCCTGCTTCTGAACCATGAAAATGGGATCGGCGGTGGCGTGACGATTAACACCATCGCCGCGATGGTGATACCTCAAGCGCTCAATGAAATCTGAGAATGTTTCCGGAGTTAATTTCGCTCCGTCTGCTATCGAATTGCTCATGAATCCACTCCGAAGCGGCGATTAAGCCGCCCTGTGTATACGACGAACTCCAGAAGGCTAACTCCCAGAGGTGCAATTTTTTGGTGGTGTTTCCTGATGATTGGCGTCACTGTGGCGTTCCAGTTCGGCTTTGGCTTCTTGCGCATGGCCTGCTGGATTTCCTCGGTGCAGCGGCGGCAGGCTGCGCGGATTGCGTTTTCATTTGCTGGCGTCATGCAGCCTCCGTTTTCACGACGTCGATAGCGCAGCCGGGTAGCAATTCAACTGCGGAGGTGGCGCACTGATTCCCCCAGTGGTGCCAGCCTGGCGCCGCGCTGCGGCTAAACAGCTCAATGCGCGGCACATCGCCGTAAAGCAGCTCAAGCCGGTGGCGAACTTCCCAGGGCTTTTCGCTGTGTGCGCCGAGCGGGCTGTATACCACCTGCTTAATCCCGGCGTGCTTTCGTTCCAGCCCGGCGCCGCGGGTGGCAATCAGCAGGTCTTCGGTATTGGCCCGGGTGTGGTTGCCGCCGTTCATGCGCGTCTCGGCGTTAAGCAGATCGAGGAAGTAGTAAAAGTCGGTGACTTCACCCTCGGCCAGCGCCTTGTTGATGCGCAGTTCCGCGTTCTGGTTCAGTTTCACCCAGGTAAAGCCTTTCATCGTGCGAACGGTAAAGCCCCAGGCCTCGGCCAGTTCGATAGCCTCCTGGTTATGCGTGCCGGTGTACCACATCGCCAGCACCGCGTTTTCGGCAGCTAGTTCCCACACTGGCAGGCGCTTGATGTCGATGAGTTTCATGGTGGAGTAGTGATCGGCGGCAGCGCCGTTGCTGATGGTGTTGCCGTAAGACCAGGGCGGATCGACATACAGAAGTGAGTATTTCGCTGTCATGCCGCCTCCTGCCTTTCCCGATATTCCTCAGCGAGCCGCTGCGCCTTTAATGGATTGCTGACCACTTCACCCCATGGCATTAGCCAGCCGTTACCAATGAAGAGAAGGCGCAGAGTGCCAACCCTGATGTCGTCGTGAGCGTGAGTCATAAGATGGACTCCATTTCGTCGATGTAGAGGCCCTGAGCAATCAGGCGACGACGGCGGGCGGCACGTGCTATGCATTCCTGCCGTCTGCCTTCCTGCGATTGCTCTATGGCGCGCCAGGTGAACAGGCGCGATTTACCTTGCGGCGTTACGACCTTTGGCTTGCTGGCCAGGCTAAATTTCCGGTCGCAGATGCCGTCCTCGTTGATCCACTTTTCCGACTCAACGATCTGCGCTATCTGTCCGGTGCCGCGGGTGATGCCGTTGGCGACCCGGTTGAACTCGATGAGCGTTACGCCAAACTTCTCGGCGATTTCGCTGCCTGTGACCGGGCGGCCGCGCGTCTGAATCATCCAGATAACGCGCTCACGGAGTCCAGAGAATTGCCCGGTTCGCCCGGGCCTGCGGTAAAATGGTGTGCGTTTCATTTCCACTGCTCCCCGAACGTGAAGCCGATCTCCGCCAGCGCCTCGTCCATCTTCTCGATGAACTCCGGCACCATTTCGTTGAAATCGGACATGTACTGAGGATCCTGCTCAACGACGACGTGGTGAATACCTTCGCGTTTCATGCGCGGGTCGTAGTTTGCAAAGAACCAGGCGTCTTTTCCGGTCACCCACAT